CAATCGCATACACTTACCCCTACTGTTCACATAGTTAAGAGTGGTATTACTCTAAAACCTGGAGCTCCTTGGGTAGAAAAAGTAACGGAGTTACTAGAGTCTGAGAAATACAGATTCTTTATTGCAGACATAGCTAGGATGCATATTAGTAGTGGGCATTCGGTTCTGATTATTGCAGATCGAGTAGAGTTTTTACATAAAATCAAGGAATATATTGGTGATGATTGCGCGGTTGTTACAGGCGACACAGAGTTTGAAGAGCGACAGCTTGTCAAACAACAAATCCTTAGCGGAGAGAAAAAAGCCATTGCTGGCTCTAGGCAAATCTTCTCAGAGGGCATTTCTATTAACAACCTATCCTGCGTCATACTTGCCGCCCCAATGAGCAACGATAGCTTGCTAGAGCAAATTGTTGGGCGAGTACAGCGTATGCATGAGGGTAAATTAGATCCTCTAGTAGTTGATATTAACTTTGCAGGATATGCAGATAAAAAGCAAAACAACGATCGTCTAGCGCTTTATTTGCGTAAGGGATGGCAGGTAATAACAGCATGATAAATTTACACTTGTCATGTACTGGTCATTATGATATAATATAGTCTGAGTTCGAGATATGGCACTCTTTTTTAACCTAGGAATACTGGAAGCAGAATCACAGTGTGACCCTAAAGCAATGTTATCTATGTTAGAGAGGCATTTTAGTAAAAAGTTAATACCGAAAAACCGCAGTGACCGAATTAATTATCGCAACTTATCCGGAAACAGCTTTATACTAAATGCCGCTCCTCTTTTTCGTGAAACTTGTGATGATGCGTTTAAAGCGCAGTATATCCGACTAGCAGGAAGGCGAGACTATAGTTTATATAAATTTTACAAAGTTACCTACTTAGACCTAAGTTACTTCAAGGATATTGATTTAGATACTATAAAGAATAATCCTCTGCTCGAAATTAAAACAAACAAAATACACTTCAAATACGAGAACTAAAAATGGCAATTTCATTTAAAAACACAAAAGGCAAAGCACAATCTAATAAAGTTGAGGCTTACGAATACAAAGACGGTGAAAACACTGTTCGATTGGTTGGTGGAGTCCTTCCTCGCTATATCTATTGGCTTAAAGGCGCTAATAATAAAGATATTCCAGTAGAGTGCTTGGCTTTTAGTCGTGATAAAGAAAAATTCGATAACGTAGAAAAAGATCACGTACCTGCTTTCTTTCCTGACCTTAAATGCTCATGGTCGTACACAGTTAACTGTATCGATCCAAAAGATGGTAAAGTAAAAGCTCTAAACCTCAAGAAGAAATTATTCGAGCAAATCGTATCTGCCGCTGAAGACTTGGGAGACCCCACTGACTTCGATACAGGTTGGGACGTTGTGTTTAAGCGTACAAAAACAGGCCCACTAGCCTTTAATATTAGCTACGACCTGAGTGTGTTGCGTTGCAAACCACGTAAACTGTCTGATGAAGAACGCGCTGCTGCCGAAGCCGCAAAGTCCATTGATGAAAAGTACCCACGCCCAACTGAAGTAGAAGTTCTAGCACTGTTGGAGAAAATTACAACTAACACTGACGACAGCGAAGCAGGTGACGAATCTGCTCAAGAAGCTGTTAAAGAACTAGGTTAATTAACACATAGCCCGCTAAACGTAAAAGCTTAGCGGGCTATTTTGTCTGATAAAACATGAAAATATTATTCACAGCAGACGTACACATTAAATTAGGTCAAAAGAATGTCCCAGTAGCTTGGGCTAAAAACAGATTTCAAATGTTTATTGACCAGTTTGCGGAAATGCAGGCTGATGCAGACTTAGTTATTATTGGTGGGGACGTATTTGATCGACTGCCTACAATGGATGAAGTCGAGCTTTATTTTGATTTTGTTGAGTCCTTTACAAAGCCAACGTTAATTTATCCTGGTAATCACGAGATGTTAAAGAAAGATACTACTTTCTTGACAAATCTGAAAAAAGCTACAAACCGACTGAATTCATTAGTAACTGTAGTTGACGACTACTATGAAGACACAGAGTTTGGCGTAGATATTATACCATATAACAAACTAAAAGATTACGAAAAGAATGGGCGCGTGTTTAGCGGGCGTATTCTATGTACCCATGTTCGTGGAGAAATTCCACCACACGTTAAACCAGAAGTAGACTTGGATATATTCAACAACTGGAACTTGGTACTAGCAGGCGACTTACATAGTTATGAAAACTCTCAGCGCAATATTCTTTATCCTGGCAGCCCTTATACTACTAGTTTTCACCGTGGACGAGTCGATACTGGCGCTATTATCCTTGACGTTGATAGTCTCAGTCATGAGTGGAGGAAATTCAACCTCCCACAACTACTCAAAAAGACCATTACGGCTGAAGAGGCCTCCGCCTCCGCCAATGCCACCGACTTTGACCACACAATCTATGAAGTGCAGGGGGACATGCAAGAACTCGGAGAGTTGCAAGATTCAGAGCTGATTGCTAGTAAAGTTATAAAAAGAGACTCAGATAGCGCACTAATGCTAGACCCTGAAATGTCTCTGGATGCGGAAGTTAAAGAGTATTTAACTTATATATTAGAACTACCAGAACCAACTATTGATAGGGTTCTACAGGAGATGCAAAATCATGCAGAAAAGCTCAATTAAATCGGCTGAAGTATGGTCTCAAACCAACTGTCCCGCTTGCATAGAAGCAAAACGTTTACTAGATGTACTAGGTGTATCTATTGATGAACGTATGTTAGGAATTAATGGATATACTAAAAAAGACTTAATTGAAAAAGTTCCTAATGCTCGTAGTGTTCCACAGATATTCCTAGATGGAAAATATATTGGTGGATTGCTGGAGCTAAAACAGAAATTAGCAAATGATAACAATAAAAACACTGAGTTGGTCTAACGCATTTAGTTACGGTACAGATAATACTATTGACTTTTCCGCAGCACAACTTACCCAGTTAGTTGGAAAAAATGGTCACGGTAAGAGCTCCATTGCACTAGTACTTGAAGAAGTGCTATTTAATAAGAATTCCAAGTCTATTAAAAAAGCAGATATTCTTAACCGATACATTAAAGATAAGTCGTACTCTATATCCCTAGTATTTGATAAAGACGGTACTGAGTATCGTATAGAGACAAAACGAGGCACTGCTCAGACAGTTAAGCTATATAAAAATAGCGTAGATATTAGTGCACATACAGCTACACAAACATACAAAAATATTGAAGAAATACTTGGATTTGACCATAAAACCTTTTCACAAATTGTTTACCAGTCAAATGCTTCAAGTCTAGAATTTTTAACAGCACCTGATACTGCTCGTAAAAAGTTTCTAATTGAAATCCTAAATTTAGGCAAGTATACGCAAGCACAAGAAGTATTTAAAGAAACAGCGCAAGAGCTATCAAAAGATATTGCTCAAGTGCAGTCACAAGTTAATACTGTAAATGCTTGGTTAGACAAATATGCAAAAACTGATCTTACTCCTCAAGAGTTAGTAGAAGTAGAAACAGTTGATGCTGAACAACTAGTAGAACTTGATAAACTCAATAGTAGTATTACTAATATTGAGTCTACAAATAAAAAGATTACACAAAATAATACTTACAAACAGATTCAAGGTAAGCTAAAGCTATTCCCTATTCCAGAAAAGCCTACTGCAGACCCTAAGCCGTTGCGAGTAGAAGCTTCTACACTAAGTACCGAATCGGTAGAATTATCCAAAACTATCCGGGATTCTCAAGCATTTGTTAAGAAAATTGGAGCACTGCATGGCACCTGCCCTACTTGTTTACAAGAAATTGACGAAACAAAAATTGCTGAGTTAGTGGCTGAACAGAACATTATTCAGGTTACTGCAAGTACACGAAATAGTGAAATTACAGCAAGACTAGGTGAGCTTGAATTACTTACTAATAATATTGCTACTGAAGTGAAGTCCTGGGAAGAAGCTAATAAAGCTAAGGACGAATGGGAAAAGTATCATGCACTAATTGACGAGTCTATTCAAGAAGACTTACTTGATAAGAATGAGCTAGAGTCTAAGTTTATAGCACTTCAAAAAGGTATAACAACTTTAAAAGCCGCTATTGCCAAAGCCGAAAAAGCTAACTTAGCTGCTAGTGCACATAATGCCAAAGTAGAGACTATCTCTAAGCAGATGGTTGAAATGAACGAAGAGCTAGAAACTTATAGCAATAAACTGCATGAGTTATCTGAGCGCATGAGTATTATAAATGTACTCACAAAGACGTTTTCTACTACTGGCTTAGTGGCGTATAAAATCGAGTGTTTGGTAAAAGACTTAGAAGAAATAACCAATAAGTACTTAGTTGAACTAAGTGACGGTAGATTTCAGATTGCTTTCAGAGTAAATGCATCTGATAAGTTAAATGTCGTTATTACTGATAACGGCAAAGACATAGAAATGTTGGCACTTAGCGGCGGAGAGCGTGCTAGGGTTAACGTAGCGACACTACTAGCCATACGTAAACTAATGCAAACCCTATCTAGTTCTAGAATTAATCTACTTATTCTAGACGAGACAGTAGAAGCATTAGATATAGATGGCAAAGAGCGTCTAATTGAAGTTTTATTGCGAGAAGAACATCTAAATACCTTTTTAGTGTCTCACGGTTTCAGCCATCCACTACTAGAAAAAGTTAATGTGGTAAAAAGCAATAATATATCACAAATAGAGGTATAATTATGATTAAAATCGAACGAATCCAGGCTATCAAGCCAACCATTGAGCGTAATGGTGCTCGTCAGCCAGTAACACCAAATATGGTAGTTACTCAAGCTGAGCTAGAAAGTTTAACAGCAGAATCTGGGTCTATCATGTATAGCGTAGACGAGTTAGAGGTAAAAACTGTGGAATTTCAACCCGCAGCACCTGTTAAAGCACCAGCCCCTGTTAAAGCACCAGAGCCACCAGCAGCAGCAGTTGTTGAAGCACCTGCCAAGCCAATTGTACAGCCTGCACGTAAAGCTACCAAAGAGTAATGGTCGTAGACGCAAGAGCTAAAGGAGCACGTACTGAAACAACAGTACGTGATCTTTTAAAAAAACATACCAATTTAGGGTGGGAGCGTGTACCTGGTAGTGGCGCTCTTGACCCTAAACATTTGCTAAAGGGCGACTTATACGTACCTGGGCGAACTAACCTTTGGTGTGTAGAAGTTAAAGGTTACGCAGAAGACCACCTTACTTCACATCTACTTACTTCAAAAACTCCGCAGCTAGTTGAGTTTTGGGAACAAACTACTCGTCAGGGTACTCAAGTAGGTAAAAAGCCACTACTAATATTTAAGTTTGACCGAAGCAAGGTATTTGTAGCGTTCGACGAAATGCCTAATAGCCAAAACTACCGTTGTATATACTATAACCATGAATCGCACGAGTTTTATGTAGCTCTACTAGAAGATTGGTTAAAGTGGGAGCAACCTCAATTTGTTACTTGATTTAAATAGCTTATTAGTGTATAATATACACTTAACCACAAAGAATACACTATGAGTATTACATTTAAAAAAGCCACAGAATCAAACAATACACTACTGGTTGTTGATGCATTAAACCTAGCTTTTCGATATAAGCACAGTGGCGCTACTGATTTTGCTACTGACTATATTCGTACAGTAGATAGTCTTAAAAAATCCTATAAAGCGTCGCACGTTATTATTACTTGTGACCAGGGTAGTAGCTCGTATCGTAAAGCACTTAGCCCTGAGTACAAGCAAAATCGTAAAGACAAGCAAGAACAGCAAACTGATGCAGAACGTGCAGCTTTTGAGCTTTTCTTTGAAGACTTCTTAGCAACAATTGCCACTATCGAATCTACTACAAGTTACCCAGTACTTAAGTTTCAAGGCGTGGAAGCTGACGACATTGCAGCTTACATTGTATCGCAAAAGTCTAAATTGAGCACAGATGACATTTGGCTTATCTCTAGTGATCGAGACTGGGACTTGCTTGTAGGTCCGGGTGTATCACGATTTAGCTACGTTACCCGCAAAGAAGTCACACTAGACAACTGGAATGACCACTATGACTTTAATCCAGAAGATTACATTAGTATTAAGTGCCTTACAGGTGACACTGGCGATAATGTGGCTGGAGTTCCCGGCATTGGGCCCAAGCGTGCCGTGGCTCTTGTTAATGAATACGGTAGCAGTTATGATATTATTGCTAATATTCCTATTGCCGGTAAATACAAGTATATCCAAGAACTAAATAAGTGCAAAGACACCTTAATGCTTAACTATCAGCTAATGGACTTGGTAACACACTGTCGCGAAGCCATTGGTGCTGATAATATTCAAGTAATTGACGAAACCCTACAAATTTACCTAAAATGAGCCATTTTTTAAACATTAACCGAGATTACGACCACAGTCGTGGTGTACCCATCAAGCAAGAGCTGGAGTGTCAAGTACAGCCTGGAGCACAGCTACCAAAACGTGCACATGCCAGTGACGCCGGAGCAGATTTGTTTTCATATGAAAATTGTGAAATCTATCCGGGAGAACAAAAACTTGTTGATACGGGTATAGCGATAAAAATTCCAGAAGGCTATGGAGGCTTTATTTTCAATCGCAGCTCGCAAGGGAAAAAAGGCATTACAATCCCTCATAGTGTTGGCGTAATAGATGCTGACTATCGTGGAAATTTAAAAGTTTTGCTAAAAAATATTGGCGAAGACCCTTATAAAATCGAGACTGGTGATCGAATTGCTCAGCTGGTTATTATGCCAGTGTTGCTACCAGAATTCAAAGATATTTGGAATGACACACAACGTGGTACTGGCGGATTTGGCAGTACCGGACAATAAATAGAAAGATACTTAATGACAGCAGTTTCAACACGAGCACAAGTAATTACACGTCGTACATATAATCGCCCTACTTCAGACGACGGAAAACAATTTGAAACATGGCAAGAAACAGTTGCCCGTGTTATCGATCACCAAGAGTGGTTGTGGGCACGAGCAGTCGGACGCGACTTAAACGACGTAGAGTATGCAGAGCTTTATGATCTTGAGCAGCTAATGCTAGATCGTAAAGTATTAATGAGTGGTCGTACGCTTTGGCTTGGTGGAACTAATGTTGCTAAAACTCGCGAAGCATCGCAGTTTAATTGCTCATTTACACACGTTGAAACAATTTATGACGTAGTAGATGTACTATGGTTGCTGCTACAAGGTTGTGGTGTAGGTTTCAAGCCGATTGTTGGTACGCTAAACGGCTTTTCAAAGCCTATTAAAAATATTCGTGTAGTACGTAGTACTCGTACTACCAAAGGTGGTAACGAGGCTAATAGTGAATGGTTTGATGCTGAAACTAAAACTTGGACAATTCAGGTCGGAGATAGTGCAGAAGCTTGGGCAAAGTCTATTGGCAAGCTCATTGCGGGTAAGTATCCTGCTGATACTCTGGTACTTGATTTTTCACAGCTACGCCCTGCCGGTGAAAGGCTAAAAGGTTATGGATGGATTAGCTCTGGTGATGCAGCAATTAGTACAGCTTATGTTGCTATCGCCAATATACTTAATGGTCGTGCTGATAGCTTGCTTACTCGCATGGACATTCTTGATATTGTTAATCATCTGGGTACCATTCTTTCTAGTCGCCGCAGTGCTGAAATCGCACTTTTTGACTACGACCAACCGGAGTGGGAAGAGTTCTCAGTAGCCAAAAAAGACTGGTGGTTGCACAATAACGCACACCGTACTCAATCTAATAACTCGCTAGTATTTAAAAAGAAGCCACTTAAGTCCGATCTAGAAAAGATCTTTGGATTAATGACAGAAGCTGGCGGAAGTGAACCAGGATTTATCAATGAAGTTGAAGCACTCCGACGCGCTCCATGGTTTAAGGGAGCCAATCCATGCGTTGAAATCTTACTCGGTAACAAGGCTTTCTGTAACCTTACCGAAACTGATATTGCCAAGTTCAAAGGCGACACAGCCGGTTTGCACAACGCTATACGACTGGCAGCTCGTGCCAACTACAGACAAACCTGTGTTAACCTTCAGGACGGCATTCTTCAGGAATCTTGGCATCTTAACAACTATTTCCTACGACTTTGCGGTGTAGGCTTAACTGGTATCGCTATGCGTCCAGATATGGGTAGTTATGATTATGAGTACTTAAAGCGTACAGCTACTGGCGCAGCTATTGGCATGAGTCAAGAGCTCGGATTACCAGCCCCTAAGAATGTAACTTGTATCAAGCCTAGTGGCACACTGAGCAAGATTATGGATACAACTGAGGGTGTTCATAAGCCTCTAGGAAAGTATATTTTCAATAATGTTCAATTTAGTAAACATGACCCGGTGGTTGAAAAACTACGTCAAGCGGGTTACCGTGTTATTAATCATCCTGTTGATGATTCTGGAGTGCTTGTTACGTTTCCGGTAATGTGGGACGGAGTTCCATTCGATAAAGTTGATGGCAAGGAAGTTAACATCGAGTCTGCTATTGTGCAACTTGAGCGTTATAAACTGCTACAAACTTCATGGAATCAACAAAACACATCAGTAACTATTAGCTATGATCCAAGTGAGATTCCTGCAATTATTGATTGGTTGCTAGATAACTGGGATTGTTATGTTGGTGTAAGTTTCATCTATCGTACAGACCCTACCAAGACTGCTAAAGACTTGGGCTACTTATACCTTCCGCAAGAAGTTGTAGATGAGGTTGCATACCAAGAGTATGTTAAGACACTAGGTGAAGTTGACCTAAATAATACTAATAGTTTTGATGAAATCACCGATGCAGAATGTGCAACAGGTGCTTGCCCTATTAAATAATTAGCCAAATAAAAAGCCCCCGCGTCGAAAGATTCGGGGGCTTTTTTGTCGTCAAAATTTCTTACCGTGCGCCTATGCACTTACCCAAAAATACGCTGCATAATTTCTTATTACCGTGCATTTATGCTCCTGGAGCCCTAAAAGTTGGGTTGCAGTACATAGCAAACTGTTGTATAATTATATCAGTTCTTAGATTTTTAAGGGCTGCGCGATGATACGCAGTATCATATCAATCCACAACACAGAAATTTATTATATGGATGATACAACGACTGGCGTACCTATTTCTACAGCAGCTGCTGAAGAAGCTATGGATGCGCTTAAAAAACAAGCTAGCTTTGCAGAAGAATACTATGCAAAACTAGCCTCTCAAGTTAAAGAAACTTTAAAGGAAAATAAAATGGCAGAAATTATGACACCAAGTATGATTATGGGTGGCGGCGGAGACGGCGGCCTAGGTTTTGGTAGTGGCGGTGGATTGATCGGTGGATTGATCTTAGGCAGCCTACTACGTAATGGTAATGGCGGTTTATTTGGCGGCGAAAACGGTGCCGGAGCAGCTGGAGCAATGCTACGCAGCCCTCCAGAACAAGTAACTGCAAATATGCAGTTAATGCAAAGTATTGGTGCTGTTGATAAGTCGGTTGCAGTTAATGCTGCAACTTTTGAAGCTTCACAAGCTAACCAAAGTTTAGGTCTTACTAATCAGTTCAACAATATTACGTCTAGCTTAGCTTCACGTATTGCTGATGTTAACCAAAACGTAATGGAAAATCGTTATGAGTTGGCTAAAGACATTGCAGCTGATGGAGCTCAAACACGCGCACTAATTACAGCACAATACGAAGCTACATTAAATCGTCAACTAGGCGATGCTAATGCAGAAATTATTGCACTAAGAAGCCGTGCAGCTCTTGATGCAGCTACTAATGGTATTACCCTTACAAATACCAATAACATTAACCAGATGCAGACTCAGCAACAACAGCAACAACAGTACGGCCAATTGGCTAGTATGATCTGGGGCTTAGGTCAGTCTATTCGTTCTACAAACGAAGCAATCAACGTTGGTAGTGGTACACTAACAGCTAACCCAAGCAACACAAATACTAACATTCGTTAATATTAAGTGTTTTAAAAGCCCCCAAGACCACAAGTCGTGGGGGCTTTTTTATATGGAGAATTAAATGTATCAAACACAAAATCAAATGTTACTACCGCCCCTTCCCTTGTTTCCATTATTTCCTGGGATTTGTAGCGATAACGACTTATTTATAAACAACACTATTTCCGGACCGCCAGGACCTCCTGGTCCGGCCGGTCCAGCCGGTCCAACTGGTCCCCAAGGAATTGCAGGCCCAACAGGTCCTGCTGGACCAACAGGGCCTGCTGCTACCTCAAACTTTGCTGACTTTGTTGCGCTAATGCCACCAGATAATGCTGCAACAGTTGCTCCAGGCGCAGATGTGCAGTTTCCTGTAGATGGGCCTACGTCGGCCACAACTATTACACGCATATCTCCTAGCTCTTTTAACTTATCAGAAGTTGCCTCATACCTAGTACAATTTCAAGTTAGTGTAGACGAAGCTGGACAACTTATATTAACACTAAATGGTGTTGACGTAGCTTATACTGTTTCGGGGCGTGCAACAGGTACAAGTCAAATTACTGGATCAGTAATTATTACAACTAATGTACTAAACTCTGTTTTAACTTTACGCAACCCGGCAGGAAATGCTGCTGCACTAACAATTACACCCAATGCTGGAGGCACAAGACCGGCTTCTGCACATCTTGTAATTATTGAGTTGACTCCATCTGTTGCTTTAGCAGCAGCCAATAGTGGTATATCTACTCCAGTTATTGAACTACCTACAAGTAATGCCTTGGGACTAGTTCAAGTAAAAATAGCTAATACTAGCTACACAGCATCACCTAGCGATTACTATATTGGCGCTAATACTAAAGGCATAACTATTAAGTTGCCCGTAGGTGTATTAGGTAAAACTTATGTAGTAAAAAATCAAGTAAATGGCAACATAACCTTGACAGCTACCGGGGAACAGCAAATTGATGGTGATGACAGCAAAACTTTAGATTCTAATGACTGTGTTACTGTAATATTTAACGGCACTCAATGGGCTATAGTTTCAGGAAAATAAAATGGAAGACTTAAAAATGGCGGTTAAAAACGCCTTTGCAACAACTTATGCGTTCTTAGTAAAAGCCGAAAACTTTCACTGGAATGTAACTGGCCCGGATTTTATGCAATATCACGAGCTATTTGGTAAAATTTATGATGAAGTAGATGACGAGCTAGACGACTTTGCTGAACGCGTACGTGCAGTACGTTGTTTTGTACCTGCTAGCTTTTCACAACTAGCTGAACACTCCAGCATTACTGACACGCTGGAAGTATTACCAAAAAATGAAATGTTACGCACACTATACGTAGATAACGGAAAAGTACACGAAGAATTGTTAAAAGCATATGCTCTTGCAGAGCAATATGCTGAACATGGTTTAAGTGCCTTTTTAAGTGAACGTATTGATGCACATCGCAAACACGGATGGATGCTGTACTCAAGCATGGACATATAAACAAAAAGCCCGCTATAGCAATATAGCGGGCTTTTCTTTTACTGAGTGTCTTCTAAACTATCTTGTTCATCAATGTCGTTGTAGTCCACAATATCTTCAGGAGCTAACTCGGAAAATACTAATACTAGTATATCACGATACGGCTGGTCTACAAGGTGTAAGTCTAGTAGGTAAGTATCTAGGTGATTATTTCGTAACAGCTGCGCATGGTACATAAACTGGCCAAATGCATCTAGACTTTCACTAATATTTTCATTAGCGTAATCTTCTAGTGTTTGTGCTGCTGCTTGCAGCATTACTTGAGGTATTTGTGCCTTAGTTACATTAGCTAATCTTAGTGCCTTGGCTTCACGGGCGCGCATAATTTGATTACGTTTTGCAGTACTCCAACTGTAACCACCATCTCCGCCCCATAAGTCCCAAGCTACTCTGCCTTTACTAGGAAAACCTTCTTCTCCGCTCCGAAAACCAGTAGCTTTTTTATCTGGTTCATGACGGCTAAAAAATGAGTACATACGTAGTACAACACTTTCACTTAGAGGTTCCCGGTCTTTTAGCTGATTAGCTCTAGCTAGTCCAACCAGCGTACCGCCAGGTTCACCGTCTTCTTTCCATTTTAAGGCACGCTTTGCAGCAGTAGCCATACCTGTTGTTGGTTTATATGTTTTTGCCATATTAATTCCTATAAGCCATAATAATCTGTTTACACATCTTACTACGTACAATATCTTCATCTAGGAATTCAATTACTTCAATTCCATCTATATTCTCAAGGCGCTCTACAGCATCTTCAAGCCCACTATCTGGAATGTCGGCTTGTTCTGTATCGCCACTAAAAATCATCTTACAATTTTTACCAATTCGTGATAAGAGCATTTTCATTTCTTCACGAGTACAGTTTTGTGCTTCGTCAACTAATACAATGCAGTTATCAAATGTAGTTCCTCGTAAAAAGCCTAGGGGTGTAGGGTCAATATCTTTTGACTTTAAACAGTATTCGTAAAACCCTTTTCCAAGTGCACGAGTAAATATTGAATCAAAAGGTAGTAGATACGGGGCATACTTTTCTTCTAATGTACCCGGTAGGAAACCTAGTCCGCGACCTGTTTCAATGTTAGGTCTCGTTAGTATAACTTTGTCTACTCGTTTATAGTAAAGTTCGCGTGCAGCATAATTTGCTGCAATAAAAGTTTTACCAGTGCCTGCACTACCTATTCCAAATATAACGTCATTATTCTCAATTGCATCTAGGTATTCACCTTGTACAAAGTTTAGTGGTTGAACTTCTTTAAAGGTATAGTTTCGTTGAGGCTGAGGTTCTTCTACGCCCTCATGCTTACTTTGACGCAGTCTAGACTTTTCTTCTTGCGAAGGTCGATTACTAGACTTCTTTGCTGGAAAGGTGCGATGTGATTTACCACTATTTCTTGCCATGTACTTCCTTGTTGGTTTATAAAAATCTCGGGTAACGCATAATTGTACCACGAGATTTACTAGGTGTCAATTGAAAATTTACTTAGCCTTTTTATCAGGAACTTTGGTTCCCTCAAGTTTCTTGTGTACTTTTACGTCTTTACACACTTGCTTAACTTTTTTAGTTTTAACATCAGTTTGATCTACACAAACTTTTTTAGTTTCAGCGGCAAACGTTGGGTTATTATAAGTTATTGCAAAAATTCCCGCTGCCATTAATACGGCCCAAATTACTTTTTTCATTCAAATCTCCGGTTGAGGTGCTGGTTGAGGTGCTGGCTTGCCATTAACCATTCGTACTTCTGCAATAGAAGTTCCATTAAATCCCGCTGTAGTACTAAAACTTGGCTGTGGAGCTAATACTGGCTCAGGCTTAGGAATGTACGATGTTTTTGCAGCTGCTGCTGCATTGTCTTGAGCTTGTTTCATCATGGCCAATGTAGCATCGACTTCTTCTTTTGATCCACCTGCTAACATAATACCACTTAGTGTTCCTGTAAGAAAAGTAGCAATTGGTACAATTAGTTCAAAGAATTTTTGGTCAATAGGACTAATTGCATTTAGTGGCTGTGTTACGAAAATAAGTGAGTACAGTACTACGAAAACAATGCCAGTTAATGTTAGTGCTAGACATACACCTATGAAAAACTTTAAGCGAGCCATTAACTGCTCGTCTGTGTATAGAAAGTTATTATTTGACATTACATTTTACCTCTGGTTTATTAGCTAGACCAAGTTGTTGTTTAGCTAGAATATTCTGTGCTTCTTCGGGCGGACCTAGTCGAGGATCGCGCTGACCTTTAAATACGTGTTCCGGACAGGTTCGCGTTACATCGCACTGTGGTTTTTGACATATCGCTTTATCCCAGTTGTCTGGGTTTTGGCAAGGGTACCGAAATCTGTCTTCACTACAGTATGCTAAAGCAATAGGTATTAGTAGTAGCAGTCCTAACCATTTAAACATTTTTAAATCATTCATTATTTACCTGCTAGTGGGTTATCAATAGCTTTCTGAATCTTAGAATCTACTGAGCTATTTAGCTTTTCAATCTTAGTATCAGTATCTCGTTTTAACTTATCCATATCGTCGCGAGTACGCTGAATTGATTGTTCGACGTTTTTAGTTAAAAGCTTTAAGTCTTGGTCCGCTTCACGTTGAGTTAGCTTAACAGCACGTTCAATTTGTTCCGTTAGTGTCTCATTACGACGAATATCTGCTTTTAAATCTGTTTTAATATCACGAGTATAGTCAGTTGTTTTGGAAGAGTTTTCTTCAATTACTGCCAGGCGCTTATCAAATTCTGATAAGTCTGGTGATACGTACTCTGCAATTTTCTTTTTCATTCCTTGGTAGTCTTTGTATACTTCAAAGGCTCCATATAACCCACCAAGAAGGGAGCTTACTAAGGTAAACGCAACCATAAGCTTGGCAGGAGTAAACTCATATCCACCAATACTAATAACAGTATCTTTACTAGCATACTTTTTTGTAGCAGCTTCCATGCTGTCAATTTTAGCGTTGACGTTTTTGATTTCTTCGGACATAATTACTTTCCTTTATACTGTAATTCTACCATTTGATTATGTAGCGAATCATTACCGCTAAATAGCTTTAAATTACTACGGTTATCTATGGTTTTTTGACTGCCGTAAATTGTGAACGGTTTATACGCAACAGCATCTTGTAAAATTGCTTTTGAGTATGTATCAAAACCAGGAGTATACCCCATAGCTTCAATAACTAGATTTTGCACCTGTTTTTGCTGCTCCATATCATTAGCTTTACCTATACTAGCAGCTAAAGCTTTACCCGACTCTACAGCTTTGGCTTTTGCAGCAGCTTCACGTTTGGCTTGTACTTCTTGACGAGCAGTTGGTGCAGGCTTAGGACCTCCCGCATCAGCAGATTGTGTTTGCTGAGGGCCTGCTGGTTTTGCTTCCTGTTTTTGTGCTGGTGGTGCAGGTGCGGCCGGTGGTGCAGATACTAATTGTACAGGAGCTGCAGGGGAACCTCCACTAGCTGATGCTGGTTTTGTTGATATTGCTTTATCAACGTTTACATCACCAGTTGGAGATACTCCAGTAGAAACACTACCGTCCGTGGATATAGTAGTACTAGGTGCATCAGTAGCAACAACAGTATTAGCCGGGTCGTTTGCTTTAGTAGCTGCAGTATTTGATAGTGCAGAATTTACAGCTGCAGAGTTACTAGTATTAGTTAAGTACTTTATAGCATAAGCGGTAGCATAACCTTCACACTTATTACTATATAGTGAGTCAATAATACACTTAGATTTTAAATAAGCAACATCGTATCCAGGACAGTCCGTAGCATATAAGGCATTTATTGAACATTGCTGAGTTTTATACGCAGTGGCATATCCAGGACAGTCGGTTGCATATAAAGCACTTATTGAACACTGCTGATTTTTATAAGCAGTGGCGTATCCAGGACAGTCCGTAGCATATAAAGCATTTATTGAACACTGCTGGGCTTTATACGCAGTAGCGTAACCAGAACACGTAGTAGAATACATTGGGTTCAAAGAGCACTGTTGATCTAAGTACGCTCTTGCATATCCAGGGCAATTTACATCATACAATGGGTTTATTGAACACTGCTGCTGGTAGTAGGCATTTTGATACCCGCTACAAGATGTACTGTATAGTGGATTAATAGCACATTGACTAGTTGTATACGCAGACTCGTATCCTGAGCAAGAAGTTGAATATAGTGGATTAGCAGAACATTGCTGTATTAGATAAGCTGCTTGATACCCAGCACAAGTCGGGGCATGTAGTGGATTTGATACACAAGGATCAACAACTACCTCAACACCAGGACCAGTAGTCACTTGAGTCAATCCTGGAATATTTACCACCTGACCAGTACTACCTTGCTGTATAATTGCAAACTCGCCTCGTGAAGCATCTCCAATTACACCAATAGCTGGAGTATTCATGGTAATTAGCGCACCAGTCCAACGCATGTCTATACCACCAGAACTATCAATTTTTAGCTCAAAGCTGGTTTTATTGGCAGAATCTCCTAAACGCTCGACACCGTACCAACCATAAGTCATAGTATTGGCAGTGCCAAGAGAGTAATGATTAGATCCAGTTGACCCATACATATCAGTCTGCATCATTAAAATACTGTAGTTATATGCAGCTGGAGTATTTCGATCAATAGTAATCCCACTACAACAAAAAGTATTATTTCCAGAATTATAGGGCCCAAACTGTACTGCTCCGTTGCTGTACATAGTAGAATCATTAAATGTTCTATCAAAAAACGGAAACGTAAAAGGTAGTGGAACATTGGCAGAGCCATCATCCCACAGTTGGTACCTAGTGGCTGCTGGATTAGTATTTATGTTTTGTAGTGGTTGTGGGTTAGCTATAACATTTAATGACAGTGGACTACCAGGAATCGGAACTGTCACTATTTGTGCATGTGCTAGTGAATAGCTTAGCAGGCAACTTAGCAGGACTTTAACCAGCGTTTTCACGGCTTAGTCCTTGCTTTTTACTTTTTGTGGTTGACGTGCTGGTTCAGCTTCCCAGATTTCACGAGCTTGCTCACCAATCTTTCCATCTACTGGACAAGGTGTTCCTGCGTTTATCATTGCTGAAAATACTCGTTCGTCTTGACACATAACCGCAACTGCAGCTACTTTCATACCCATGTCGTATATTGACCTGGCTAGTTTAAGTCTTTCGCAGTTTTTGTCTGTTGTGGTAGCTCCAAAAGAAATACCTAAAATCTGAGTTTGAGCTGCTCCAGAGTATCCAACAGCACACACGTCGCTGTTAATAACAGTTATAGCAGGCGCTACTGCTGTTGGTGGTGGAGATTTAACGGTGGTATCGCTAACGCTACTACTAGTGCTAGCACTTGTACTGCGTGAAGTAGAATCAGTAACAATAGGGTCAGACTGAGCTAGTAAGCTACCTGAAACTAATATACTTAAACCAACTAAAAACTTTTTAATCATGTTATACTCCTAGCACATGCAGGGCATGCTCATAATGCTTAATGCGATCTTCTAGTCCAATAGTACCACCATTAATACGCTTGGTTAATGTTAGGATATCACCTTTATCGGCCCACTGGTTTAGCTTGTTTGTTTCCCAGAACCAGCAAGCACTTTGCGCAGCACCTTCAAATGTTTCTAAGTACTCAGCAGCCTCTTCAACGCTAATCTCTAAGCTAGCGGCAAACCACGAGTAGTTGTCTTTGCCGGTTAACTGAATTAGCCCACGCCCACAATAGCGATAACCGTCACCACTTTCAGGACCACCATTACCCATGCGATTTGCGTATACCAAATTAGCAATGGCGGCTTGTTTATCCGGCAGCGCAGCATATTGCTGCGCCAATGCGTCCGTTGGAAAGTACTTGGGAAAAATTTTACGTAGCGTAGCCGCTTTGTAGTTTAAATTTTCTTTTAGTGCAATAAATCCGCCACTTTCATGGGCACACTGAGCAATAAAAGCTGCAATTCGCTGTGGTGTATTAATTTCGTAGTCTGGCAGTAGCTGTGCTAGTGCGTTATGCCACTGCTTAATGTAAGGATTTTTTGGTATTAGCTGCTGTAATTCAGCATAGCTTAATTGATGTGTCATCGAAGTCCTTGGTGAATAATTTGTTGTTTAGCGTACCACTCTTGCCATGCAGCTAACTTAACAGCACACTGGTAGTATTCGGTATAGTTACCGGTTACTGTAGTAGCTACGCCACTAAGTGTTGCTGATTCTTCAAGTTTTTTAAGCTCAAGACACGGTTGTAGGCTTTGTAAGCCAGGTGGTTCTGGCCAACGCTGTGTAACTGGCACTACTGTGGAGCATCCGCTAACAAGTAGTGCGGTAACTAATATTAATAGTTTCATTTTGGTGGCTCCGCAGCACGATTATGTACATTAACAAACTCTGGTGGGATTACACAACCTGCGTCGTGTTTTGTTACTTCACGGTCTATGTATTGTACTATGTCTGCCCCACGTTGTTTTATAATTTGAGTTTTAACAACTAACTTTTCTTTGATAGTTTCATTAGTGGCGGCACTTTGTGCCTCTGCGGCCCGTACTTTGGCTTCAAGCTCAGCAGCCGCCGCTTTCCAGGTGTTGTCGCAGTATAACATGCCAAAAACAAAAATTGTTAAAAGTACTACCACACCACTTATAATTTTTATAGGTAAAACGTATGTTTTTACCGGAATCAAGTGGCTTAGAAAATAGCCGGATAATCCGGCTATTAACAATACCAGCCAAAATAGGTCTGGTATAAATTTAAAAATAAAAAACATTTTAAATAATTACCTTTACTGAACTGGGAATGGGTCTGTAGGTGGGGTAAAGTTTGCTGTGTACCTTGCAACGCCGCGTGTTAAACGTATATTGCTCATGTATCCTCGTGTTGGCAGAGACATATCCACACGATTTCCAATATAAAAAGGACCTAGACCCCCACTATATATAGGACCACTTACAGTTGCATTAGTGCTTTCACCTGAATAAACCCCATTGAGATAATATTTTATAGCGCTTCCTGTGTTAACCATAGCCACGTGATGCCATGCTCCAGTCGTTATTTTATTTGGAGAAAGCAAGATAGTATTACCGCCGCCATTAATACTAAAGAATAAATCCCCGTTCGGATTGACATCAAGAGTCCAACCATTACTATTATACCAATAACTAAACAGACAAGATCTTGGAGACTCTAAGGCGTCTAGCCTTATCCATGCTTCAAGTGTTCCGATAAATCCCGATTTAGGGAAATCAGTTAATAAGTATGGCATATTGTCTAGTCTAACGTCTAAAGCATCACTACCATCAAAATATATGCTACTACCACCACCTGTACCACTAAACTTACTTTGCGCGGTTGATATTTTTGCATCATTTACAGGTCTTATTAAATTACGAGAAGTTGCATCGGCAATATTATGATTGGCAAATTTTAACAGTAAGCTAGTATTTGCAATGGCGGTAACCGGGCTTGTAGGAGGGGTAAAATTACTAGTATATACTGCTGTACCTTTAACAATACGGTAGTTAGAAAGGTATCCAGGAAACGCTCTAGATAGATCTCTAGAAGCACCTATAATAACATTTCCTCCAACTGAACCATACTCGATCCCATTTCCTGCACTTCCTATTTGTACTCCATTCACAAAAGCTTTAGCATTACCACTAGCTTTTACGAACGCAACATGGTACCATTGGTTGGGTAGAAAAGTATAATCAAATGTAGTGTCCCACGCCGTATTATTGCGTCCAAAACGTAAACTATTAGCATAGTAAACTAGATCGCTGGACTGGATTGCGCTGCCACTTAACAAAGCAAACTCCGATACTCCAGAATTTAAGTACACCCAAGCTTCTACAGTAAAGTCACCAGTTCCAAAGTCAAACGCAGCATTAGTAGGAATTGTTAAATAATCTCCACTACCATCAAAGTAACAACTGCCGCCTACAGCATTGGCGCTATATGGTATACTGGGATTAAAAGGGCTTAATGATTTTATATTCACGTTCCCGTTACGAGTCACAGTAAAATTATTGGTTGAATTATCTTTAAATCTATTTGATTGGCATGTCAGTAAGGACGTATTGGTAACTACCGTCAGTGGGTATGTGCTTGGAGTGAATGCTGAAGTATAAAGTGCTGTACCTTTAACTATACGAACATTTGACACGTACCCACCGCCCATTGACGTAAACCCGTCTTGTCCAGACCCTATAGTAAGTGGCCATGGACTATTATAAAATGTTGCACTTGTAGTAATTGTATTTGCTAATACCCCGTTTGCAAATAATCGCAGTGAGCTACCCGATCTAGAAATAGCAACATGATACCAAGTGTTTGCAGCAACTGATGGAATAATAGTTACAGAAGTAGCAATGTCCCATGCTGAACTACTTGATGCATATAACACTAAATTTCCACTAGATACTAAAAATAAATATGGTGAAAAGGTGTTGCCTGCATTCCAGCCTTTAGATAGTACAGCTCCACTTACTGTTGAAAAATTAACCCAGAATTCAATAGTAAAATCGCCAGTAAACCCATCAAACGTATCGCTATCAGGTACGCTTAAATAACCCCCCGCGCCATCAAAGTAATTACTCCATCCGGTTGCACTAAAAGGAGAGAAGGTTCCTTGGATTGCGTCTCCGTTACGAGTGATAGTAAAATTATTGCTGCTAGAGTCTAAAAAAGTACTATTGGTTCCATTATTTGATCCAACGCCTGGTATCAATAAAGATGTCGACGAAAAATACGGATCCAGTATTGCCACAGCTACGAGTAAACTGAATGTTCTTGGGCTATCTTGATTTTCATTATCAATAGCATTTATCGTAAAACTGTATGTAGTTGCTTGAGCAACTGAAATAGTACCACTCAATAAACCACCGCTTGATAACGTTAGGCCTGCAGGTAGCGTGCTGCTTGCATTCAGTGTAAACGTTTGTGCTGAAGCTGCGCTTAACTGTATACTAATGGGGGAGTCTGTTTGTTGTGTACTTAGACTACTACTTGTTGACCATGTTGGCGTATCACTATACGTTAAACCATCTACTGCAATTGCGACGCCGCCGTCTGTGTTAACCAAGTACACAAGATATGTACCCGCATCCCTAGCAGCAACTTGAGCGCGTACTGTTGTGCTGTTGACAAAAGTAACGCTGGCTGCAGGAGTATTATTTATCAGTACACGGCAACCGGATGCAAACCCGCTTCCAGTGATCTTTATGTATCCACCTGTTAAAGCAACCGCAGTATCGTCAAGAACGGTGTAGCTGTTATCTGTTACCTGGATAGCAGTAATTTTAGGGCCACCACTACCGCCACCACCATCAAGTGTGCTTAGCGTCTCTGCTTGAATGTTACTTCTACTTATTTTTGTTGTCATTTATATTCCTATCTAGTTCGTGGCCGTTGGCCGGTTTATGTATCAGACGCTACGACAATCAAAAATCCGCCACCGCCGCGACCATCATATAGGGGTGTAGCATCTCCAGTAATATATGAACGATAACCGCCGCCACCGCCGCCATGAAAACTTGCTGCTGGTGTACCATTAACTGTAGGCTGTATACCAGCACCAGCACCACCACCACCGCCTGTGTTACTATCTTGGGCACTACCATAACCACCGTATGCTAGCCCTACATTTCCTGGAGGAGCGTTACCGCTTGCTTGCGGAGTTCCTGCAGCACCGCCTGCACTTCCAGCAAATGCAATAGTGATAGGACCAAACTGATGTGGGCCAACACTTACTCCACTTGTTCCACCAGCTGAGCCAGGCTTATTGCCTAAGTGTCCACCACCGCCACCGCCACCAGCACATCCATTTGTTTGATCAACGCCAACACCAGAAGGTGAGCCATTACGCTGACCACCACCACCGCCACCGCCACCGGAAACTCCATAACCATTATTTGCACCTCCAGCACCTCCACCGCCTCCATTCTCGGAGCCCCCAGCACCACCAGATAAGTTAAAAATATTAGTTGCGGTACGAGTTAGAGTAGTTGCTGCCCCGCTGAATCCAGTGCCACTACCATCACTAGCTCGGCTTCTAGCACCATTACCCACAGAGTAAGAAATGGTCTCTCCTGGAGTCACTGCAATTTTATAACCAGATAGGTTTGCTGCACCACCACCACCGCCGGCAGCACCGTTGTCTCGATAAAGACCCATACCACCACCGCCACCACCAGCTGCTGCAAAAACGTAAATGTAAGTTGCACCTGCTGGCACGGTAAATGTACCAGTAGAAGGTGAAGCTGTAGATGAGTTATATACTTCCGCTACTAGTGATGGTGTAAATAACGAAGCCCAAGCATTTCTTCTTTTACCAATCATTTGATCGTCTGCACCGTATACCCTGCCAGCAGTAGACCCGGAAGTCAATGTCTGGACTTCTCCAATAATGCCATAGTTACTTCTGGTTCTCATATTATTCGCTACCAATTAATTCGTAAGAGACTGTTAGAGATAATGCAGAGTTTGTAGATGTATTTGCTTGTAGTACATCACCTTCTTCTAGATAAATCATTGAGTCTTTAGCTATCAAAACTAGTGTGGATTTAGCAGGAACAACAACAGCTCCGGCTAGGTAGTACACAGTCGAGCTACGATTAATCATTACAGTTGCTTCTACAGCATTGGCTGTATAATTACTTAATAATACTGTATTCAATTTAATAACTGTATCACTTGCCGAACTGTTGGTGATTACGTCAGATGTAGTTGTAGTTAGATTAACAACTTGCGTTTTTCCATAAATGGATGCTACTGCTACTATGTTTGGATTTGCCATATTATGCTCCGAATATCAATGAAAAGGCTATAGCGGATGACGCGCTTGCACCTGAACCGCCACCAGACGGTAATTCTCGTACTTGAATAACAACACCATCATCCGGTGCCGTTGTAAATACTAAGTTTGTTCCTGTAACGGTGTAATCTGTTGTAGGCAACTGTAGTACACCGTTTTCTAATACAAGAATGGAATTAACCGTCTGACCAGCTGTAACAGCAAATGTAGTCTGTGATCCAGTGCCTGCATATGTTCGGGTATTCGCGGCAGAAGCTCCACCACCTCCACCACCTGAAGCTATAGTTGCGGCTAAGGCATCTGTTAAGTTATCAATTGAAATTCTTGTTGTCATGTAGTACCTCGATAGTATTCGACATTCTTAATTAGGCGAGGGTCATCAGGTACGTAGTCTAATGCTAACAAACCTTGGGCGAGTGCTACGTCACGTAGGCCTAAGTTCCAGGCGCTAATTGCACAGTAGTCATGTGGTTGTTCGGCCCACACCAGGGGGTCCATTGTGTATACTAGTGCTTTATCGGTTATAGCTAGTGCGTTTAAGCAAGCACTGTAACACTCGGCCCAGGCTTGTAGCTGATAACTAATCTTTGCTAAGCACATCCAAGGCTCGCGAGTGCCGGGTGCTTCTGCACACGCAAGGCGCGCATACTTTAGCGCATTGGTTCTGTCACCAAGCTCGCCATAAGACTTGGACATTACACGATAAGCATAGCAGCGTTCGTTAGCCCAAGTTGCTCGTGGTAGTAGTAGATAACGATTGCAAGCATCAATAGCTGCTTGCCACTGACCATAAAAACTTAATTCACGAGCATAGTAAAACGCGTTACGTGGGCAGTCTGGATCTTCTGTAACCGCTAGTTCCAGCAAGTCCAAGTACTGACCACGTGACTTTGAATTATCCGGATGGTGTGTTACCAACAACATATCTGTATGTGCCCATACTTCTTGTGTGCGCACATCTGGTACAGGATACTCATGGCACGGGTGGTGCCAGTGGTAACCAACACGGTGATGTATCTTTTCGTAGTAAAAGCTGATACCTTGACCCCAATCAAACTTGTAGCGTAAACGCGTAGTTTGCTCAGTCCACACACGTTCAATTTCCTCACGCCAACCAGGTTCTAGTACTTCATCTAAGTCCAGGGAAATGCACACGGTAACATCGCCAGGCACTAGTGCTAGTGCGGCATCGCGCGCACGATCAAATCGCCACGGTTTAATAGCGATTTGGTGCACTTGTGCACCTGCTTGCTTCGCAAGTTCCACGGTTTTATCCGTGGAACCTGTATCGGCAATTACAATATAGTCAGCGTCACGTGCTGATTGGCAGAACCGTTCTACGAACTGTTCTTCATTTTTTGAAATGGCATAAACTGCGATTTTCAAGGTAATCCTTTGGTTATTTAAATTATAATATTACACCGGCTCTTGTGGCCACACGACTGCAAACGGAAACCCAGACTGCTCCGTTACGTCCCTTAATTCTTGGCGATATGGTTGCCAAAGTACCGATACTGAATCGTCAATATCTTTAGCCTGTGTCCAGTCACATTCTTGTAGTTTACTATTTCGCTTATCTCGAATATTAGCAACTTGGGCAACATACTGATCTTCAGCAACTTTTGTGCTTGCAGTAACTATTGCCCAATGCTGTACCCACACACCACCTTCTAGTACTGGATCTTGGCGTGTAGCTTCTTCGTTATAAGCAACTGGAGGTTTAGGGTCAATCGTTACAGGAAATACGTCATACTTTGCTAGTAATTCGTCTGTGGTTGGGTGCGGGAAACTTACATTGGGCATAGACTTGCGTAAATCGTCAAGTGTATACGGCCAAACCGCTTGATTATTAATTACTCGTATGTACATATTATTTAATAAAACTTAGTTATCCAAAAATTATAGGCAGTAGATGCACTGGTTGCAGTTGTTATGCCTACAGGAATATTTAAAGAGGTTACTGACTGCTTATACGCGCGTAGCTTAATAGCTGAGTATATACCTGAACCTCTTCCAACGCCTGCACTTGGTCCCGGTATTAAAATTGAACCATCATACAGCATCTGTACTGCAGGGTCTATAACTTCAGGGCTGTGCATATAAAGCATGCCTAATGCAGATCCTTGTGCATAGCCATCCATACCGGATTCTGTATATGTGTACGAATATGAAGGATATGTAGGAGACTGACTGTATAGTCCACCATACCCCGCCGTAGCGCTACCATTAGGTGAGTATGCTGCACCGCTTGTTCCACCTATTACAATAAGATACTGGTCTGTTCCTAGAGCAGCATAGTCTGTTGTTATGGTAGTACCGCTTTCAGCAGAAGATAAAACTTGTCTAGCGGCAACTGTTAAACTTGCATACACTGTTTGCCCTTGGTATACACCAGTTCCCTGTACCCACTTTATATTAGTGAAACCGGTTGGGGTATTGTAAACAGGGTAAGTTGTACTACTACGTAAAAATTGAACAAATAGTACAGTGTCGCCTAGCTCTACAGTTGGCATAGTCATACTGGTACCATAACCATTAGTAACATGTCGCTTGTAGTTAATACGATTATAGGCAACTCCACTAGCAGCGTCACCGAAATTTAAACCACTACCCCATAAAATTCTAATGGCACCGCCTGCCCCACGCATACCTCGATAGGATGCTGAACCACCAGAGGGTGCACCGCTGCCACCGCCGCCGGGCGTGCCTACAGCATTAGGAGCATTATTAAAATTATCGGCAGTTGGGGTTATAAATAACGCCTCACTTCCGCCCAAAGATGAGCCTAAGTTACCGTCTTTTATAGATTGAGTAGCACTATTTGTACCGCCCGTACCACTTGTACCTAGACCGTACCATAAAGTACCTCCACCACTACCACCAATTATAGAATTAGTGTAAGAAGCACCACCGCCACCGCCACCGCCAGTACCTGCAACGCCTGCACCAGCAGTAGTACCACCAGCACCTCCGTTGCCAGCATAGCCACCAGCACCTCCGCCGCCAGAACTATTATCAGTACCGGCACTGCCAGCACCACCAGCACCACCAGAAAACTTAACGGTACCTACTCCGCTTGCAGCAGCACCGCCAGCACCGCCTGCCCCTGCAGTGGCAGTACTTGTTCTACCTGTACCGCCCCTACCACCTTGCGCACTTAGTAAAATTGTAGCACCACGCTGCAAGTTAGCAAATGGGCCTGCAGCACCGTTAGAGCCTGCTGTAGTACCCTGACTTGATTGACTAGGGATAAGTACGCTTAGCGTCTCGCCGGGCGTTACAGCTATAGAGTTGCTATATGAAAGGCCACCACCGCCACCACCACCTGCACTAGCTCCGGCACTTGTACTACAACCACCGCCAGCACCGCCTGCCCCAATTGCCACAGCGGCAATTGAGGTAACTCCGTTAGGTATGCGAATTGAGTATGTAGTTTGAGCATTTGTTAGTGTAGAAGTAGGGAGACTATATAAAGTAATACCCCCATCAGCTTGCGCTGGTGGGATTGTGTCTTTAAGAATACCTTTTAAACGATCTTGTAAAATCATTCTGCTGTTCCTATTAGTGCACCATACATGGTTGTTCCAGCTTTCCAAAGTGCTATAACATTATACCCGCTACTACTCAGTGTAGGGGCACTGCCGCCAATCCACGTAACTGCAAGACTAGTCCATGTAATAGTATTTGACCCACTGTTAATCATTAGGGTAATAGACTCGCCGTTTGTAAAAGCAGAAGCTGTAGGAGTTCTGCTAGCCGCAAGTGTCCATAGTTGAATTGTTCCATTTGCTGGGTCTATATCTACTGAACCACCATCAGTAATAGTATAAACTGTTTCGGTAAACGCACCAAGTAAGCTAATATTTTTGGATGTAAGCGTATTAGTAGTTTTATCAAATACTAAGTTGGAACTGGCTCCCGCTACACCGCTATCGTTAAACTGAACTTGAGTATTGGAACCGGCTATAGCAACACCTGGCCCTGTTGGACCTGTAGAACCATCTGCACCTGCTGCACCTGCCGGGCCTGTTGGGCCCGCAGTACCTGCTGTACCCCCAGGTCCTGTTGGACCTGCTACGGTTGAGTCTGCACCTGTTGGACCTGCTACACCTTGTGGACCTGTTGGACCTGCTACACCTTGTGGGCCTGTTGTTCCATTAGTACCAGCAATACCTGCGGTTCCTTGTGGACCTGTTGGACCTGCAGCACCTGCTGCTCCGGTACTACCTTGAGCACCTTGAGCACCTGTTGGACCTACAGAGCCTGTTGTTCCTGCGTCGCCTTGTGGACCTGTTGGACCTTGCGTACCACTTAACTCACGAATTTGTATAGCTATTCCATTACGAGGAGCTGTAGTAAAAGTAAGTGTAGTACCGCTTATAGTATAGTCAGTATTAGGTACTTGCACTACACCGTTCTCAGTAACTATAACTGAGTTAGCTGTTGTACCTGTGGTAACCGTAAAGTCAGTTTGTGAACCTGTACCTGTGTAGCTTCTATTTACGTTTACTGTTCCGCCAGTAGTAGCCTCACTATTAATAGTAATACTTTTTGGCGAGCCGTTAGGATCAGTTGTAATAGAAATACCATTACCAGCAACAAACTCAACAGTATCTAGTCCAGAAGCTACTAGAGTTGTTTGACCGTCTACTTCCCAGTACTTGAAAGTAGAATTCATTTGAATTTTAGCTACACCAGTACCACCATCTACTACGTCAAACCCACTGTCAGCATCAAACTTAAGAGTATTGATGTTACTAACTGTTTGAATGTCGCCGTTGGCATCGTACTCTACTACGGTTAGTGAAGCACCAGCACCTGTTGGACCCGCTGCACCTTGTGGACCTGTTGGACCAGCAACGTTTGACGCGGCACCTGTTGGGCCTGTAGCACCCGCTGTACCCTGAATACCCTGAACACCTTGTGGACCTGTTGGACCTGCAACACCTTGTAAGCCTTGTGGACCTGCTACAGTTGATGCAGCACCTGTTGGGCCTGTGTTACCTTGTGGACCTGTTGGGCCTGCAGTACCTTGAGCACCTGCTACACCTTGAGCACCTGTTGGTCCCGCTGAACCAGCAACACCTTGTGTACCTTGAGTACCCTGTGTACCTTGTGGTCCTGTTGGACCTGCTGCCCCAGTATCGCCTGTGTCTCCTTTGATACCTTGTGTACCCTGGGAACCTTGAGGACCTGTTGGACCTGCTACACCTTGAGCACCAGCACTGCCTTGAGCTCCAGTTTCGCCTTGTAATCCCTGAGGTCCTGTAGGTCCAGTTTCACCCTGAACACCTTGAGTACCTTGAATACCCTGAGTACCTTGTGGTCCTGTTGGACCTTGAACACCTTGAGCACCTTGCGGGCCTTGGTCTCCTTGAACACCTTGAGGTCCAGTAGGGCCTACTTCTCCTTGAGCACCTGTAGCCCCTGCGGCACCATCAGTACCGTTAGTACCATTTAGTCCGTTAGCACCATTAGCACCATTTGGACCTTGAATACCTTGGGCCCCTTGCGGACCTGTTGGGCCTGCTACACCTTGAGCACCTGTTGGACCTACAATACCTTGTTCACCAGAAAGATCACTTACGTATGCGTAAGCTACGCCGTCCCAAAGATAAAGTCTAGAATTTTCTAAGTCGTTTTCAGTTGCTGTTCTGATAATTGCAAACTCACCAGGAACAATATCTACTGGTATAGTGTCAGCTTCTAGTTCTACTACACTGGAGTATACTTTTGCTATTCTGAAGCCTTGGCCGCTTGGCCCTGTTGGACCCGCTACTGTTGACGCAGCACCCGTTGGTCCTGTAACGCCTTGAGCACCTGTTGGTCCTGCTACTGTGCTATCAGCCCCTGTTGGGCCTGCTACACCCTGTGGTCCTGTTGGACCAGTGTTACCTTGAACGCCTTGTGTACCTTGGGCCCCAGTTTCACCTTGAACGCCTTGAATACCTTGTGGACCTGTTGGTCCTGCTACACCTTGAGCACCTTGTGCACCTGTTTCGCCCTGTGCTCCCTGAGCACCGGTTGGTCCTTGAACACCTTGTTCGCCTTGAGTACCTTGAATACCCTGAGCACCTTGAGGTCCTGTTGGGCCTTGAACACCTTGCTCACCAGTATCTCCTTTAACCCCTTGTGTACCTTGTGCTCCTTGAGCTCCGGTAGGGCCAGCTACGCCTTGGTCACCTTGAGTACCTTGAATACCCTGAGCACCTTGTGGTCCTGTTGGACCTGTATCTCCGGTCTCACCTTGGATACCTTGAATACCTTGGCTGCCTTGAGCACCTGTTGGTCCGGTGGCACCAGTATCGCCAGTATCGCCCTGCACACCTTGTGTACCTTGAGCACCTTGTGGCCCTGTTGGGCCTGCAATGCCTTGGTCTCCCTGCACACCTTGTGTACCTTGAACACCTTGTGGTCCTGTTGGTCCTACAACGCCCTGAGCACCTGTTGGTCCTGTGGCACCAGTATCGCCTTGAACGCCTTGTGGTCCTGTTGGACCTACGTCGCCCTGCTCACCTTGAGTGCCTTGTATACCTTGAATACCTTGAGCACCCGTTGGACCTGCAACACCTTGAGCACCTGTTGGTCCAGCTACAGTTGAGTCAGCACCAGCTTCACCTTGTGGACCTGTTGGACCTGCTACGCCTTGGATACCTTGCGCACCAGTATCGCCTTGAATACCTTGAGCACCTGTAGGACCTGCAACGCCTTGTATACCTTGTTCACCTTGGATACCCTGTGGGCCTGCTGGTCCTGTGTCTCCAATAGCACCAGTGTCGCCTTGAACACCTTGTGTACCTTGGATACCTTGTGGACCTGTAGGGCCTGCAACACCTTGAGCACCTGTCTCACCCTGAGCACCTGTTGGCCCTGTGGCACCAGTATCGCCTTGAACACCCTGAACACCTGTTGGACCTACAACACCTTGTGCACCTGTGGCACCTGTTGGACCTGTAACACCTTGAGCACCTGTCTCACCTTGTATACCTTGTGCACCTTGAGGACCTGTTGGACCTGTATCTCCATCATTACCGTTAAGACCGTTAGCACCATTAGCACCTGCAGTGCCCTGAATACCTTGAGGACCCTGAGCACCAGTAGCACCTGTTGGGCCCTGAATACCTTGACTACCAGTAGGGCCTACAATACCTTGTTCACCAGATAAGTCACTTACATAACCGTAAGTTACCCCATCCCATAAGTATATTCTAGAGTTTTCTGGATTATTAACTGACTCTGTGCGAATAATTGCAAACTCGCCTGGAACAATATCTATTGGTGAAGTATCAGCATCTAGTTCTGCAACGCTCTCGTATACTTTGGAAATACGGAAGCCTTGTCCTTGTGGACCTGTTGGTCCAGCAACAGTTGATGCAGCACCTGTTGGTCCAGTAGCACCCTGAGCACCTGTAGGACCTGCTACAGTACTATCGGCTCCTGTAGGGCCAGTGTTACCTTGTGGGCCTTGAGCACCTGTTGGGCCTGCTACACCTTGTGAACCTTGAGTACCTTGTACACCCTGAGGGCCTGTAGGGCCTTGAGCACCTTGTGCTCCAGTGTCGCCTTGAACACCTTGGTTACCTTGTACACCCTGAGCCCCTGTTGGACCTTGAGCACCAGTATTACCCTGAATACCTTGTGCACCTTGGGGACCTGTTGGACCTGCATTACCTTGAACGCCTTGTGCTCCAGTATCGCCTTGCGCACCCTGAGCACCTGTTGGACCAGCTACGCCTTGTACGCCTTGTACGCCCTGCTGACCTTGAACACCTTGTGAACCCGTAGGACCTTGAGGTCCAGCATCACCTTGAACACCCTGAGTACCTTGTGCACCTTGTGGCCCTGTTGGACCTGTATTACCTTGAATACCTTGTGCACCTTGAGCACCAGTTAGACCAGTTTCACCTTGTATACCTTGTGCTCCTTGAGCACCTGTTGGCCCTACAATACCCTGAATACCTTGGACGCCTTGAGGACCTGTTGGTCCTGTATCGCCCTGCTCACCTTGAATACCCTGAATACCTTGAATACCTTGGTCACCTTGGTCACCTTGTGCACCAGTTGGTCCTGTAACACCTTGAATACCCTGAGCACCTTGAGCACCTGTTGCTCCTGTGTCACCTTGTGCACCTTGTGCACCTTGCGACCCTGTAGGACCTACAACTCCTTGCTCACCTTGAATACCTTGTGGACCTTGTGGGCCTGTTGGACCCACTACGCCTTGAATACCTTGAACGCCTTGAGCACCTGTAAGACCAGTCTCGCCTTGAGCCCCTGTTGGACCTGTAACGCCTTGAATACCTTGAATACCCTGGTCGCCTGTAGGACCTACTTCGCCTTGAACGCCTTGGATACCTTGTGGGCCTGTTGGACCCACTACGCCTTGGATACCTTGAATACCCTGATCGCCTTGAGCTCCTGTTGGGCCGGTGTTACCTTGAACGCCTTGGGCTCCAGTTTCTCCTTGTATACCCTGTGGACCTGTTGGCCCTGTATCACCTTGAACACCTTGAACACCTTGTGCTCCAGTTTCACCTTGCGTACCCTGGGCACCTGTTGGTCCTGTTACACCTTGAACGCCTTGAATACCCTGAGCACCTGTTGGTCCTGCAACAGTGCTATCAGCACCTGTTGGACCTGTAACGCCTTGAATACCTTGAGCACCTGTTGGGCCTACAATACCTTGTTCACCAGAAAGATCGCTTACATAAGTATAGTTTGAGCCATCCCAAACATACATTCTGGAGTTTTCAGGATCATTGATTGAACCTGTGCGAATAATAGCAAACTCACCGCTGGTAATTCCACTAGGAGTTAAGTCAGCTTCTAGTACTGCAACACTGGCATAAGTCTTTGCAATTCTGAAACCTTTGCCTACTGGACCTGTTGGTCCTGGCACTACGGAGTCGGCACCTGTTGGGCCTTGAATACCTTGCGGTCCTGTTGGACCCGCTACGGTGCTATCAGCCCCTGTTGGGCCTGTAACGCCTTGGATACCTTGCTCACCTTGTGGACCCGTTGGTCCTTGGATACCTTGTTCGCCTTGGATACCTTGGATACCTTGGATACCCTGCTCACCCGTACTACCTGTTGGTCCTGGGACTACAGAGTCAGCACCTGTTGGCCCTGTAACGCCTTGGATACCTTGAATACCTTGAATACCCTGCTCGCCCTGAGCACCTGTAGGGCCAACCACACCTTGAACGCCTTGCTCACCTTGAGCACCTGTTGGGCCTGCTACTGTACTATCAGCTCCTGTTGGTCCTGTAACACCTTGAACGCCTTGTTCACCTTGTGGTCCTGTTGGGCCTGTTGGGCCTACAACGCCTTGGATACCCTGAACGCCCTGCTCACCTTGAATACCTTGTTCACCTTGAGCACCTGTAGGGCCTACAACGCCTTGAATACCTTGGATACCCTGAATACCTTGGATACCTTGTGGACCTGTTGGGCCCACAACAGTTTGTACGGAAAAATCTAGCTTACCAGTTGCGCTGTTATAGCTAACTGATATGTTGTTTTGTAATGAGCCTGCACCTACTAGTGCAGCTATTTTATTTATAATAGTGGCTGGGTCAACTGCAACTGTGCCGTTTGTTACAATGAAGTCTTCAGCAACAAAACTTGCTACACCTTTTTCGCCAGTGCTAGCATTTACAGCAGATACTATTAATGTATTTGTATTTGGGTTAAATTCAGTAGTTAGGCCGTTAATACCACTAAAATTTAAACTATCTTCTAGTAGGTTTAAGCTATCAGCACCGGTGTTGGCAGCAATAAGTAATACGCTTGCTGCTGGGTCCCAGCTAGTATTACCAGCACCGTCGCTGGTAAGTACATAACCTTCGCTACCTCGCTGGTTTGGTAATTTCCAGGTACCGTCTATAGATACTTGGCCAGTGCCGTTCCCAGATAAAACTAAATCTTGGTTTGTTCCTGCTGCTTGTACAGCATTATCGGCTATATTAACGTCGCCGATTGTTAGTTCGTCAACAGAACCTTGTGTGTCAACTACAACCGCTTTACCTGGGGTAACAGTACCTGGTGTAGTATTTAATAAGTCAGTATAAAACTTACCACCAACAGCTACGGGACTACCTTGTCCTGTACCAATATAAAGCTTATCGCCTTCTGGGTCTGTGCTATTGGAAACAGATGAGTATGCTAATTCACCTGCTACTAAGCTGGCAGGTGCTCCGTCATTATTGGAGGTTTTTATTTTTACGGTAGAGCCTGGAGCAGTATATGTTCCTGCGTCAACTACTTGCTTATTTAAAACATTAGTAGCTTTCCATTCAGCAGTGTCTGGATTGTAAACGGGTACTGAGCCATCAACGGCCTCTACCATATCTACGTCATCAGCTTCGGCTAAGCGAATGTTACCACTGCCACTGCCACCACTAATTAAGGCACCGCTTAGTACCGTGCCGGAAGTGTCGGTTTCTACTACGATTGTTTCAGATGCTGATACAACTATTTTATCCATTAAACCACCACGCCTCTTTCTACGTA